GGTCGGCCACAGCACAAGCAGTGCCTCATTGATGCGTAGCTCAGGCAGTTTCGCGATGAGGAGCAGCGACCACGGCACCATCGCCAAAAGCGTCAGCGCACCGAGAGACACCACTTGCCCTGGTCGACCGCCAAGCTGGGCCAAAAGGAGCAGCCCAAGCCCGGCCAAAAGCCACAGCACAAGCGGCAATACGGTGGATGGAGGAGGCAGGGGGGCGGCGCGGGCATAGACCACCTCAGGCGGGGCGTGGAGATGACTGTGTAGCTCGGCGCGGAGCACCTCGGGCAAGAACATGCTGTCCCAACCGGTGATCGGTGCATCGACCCGGCGACCGAGCACAGCCTGCTGCAAGGCGAGCAACACCGGCGAGGTGGCAAAGCCGTCGACGACTCGACTGCGCAGCGGCGGCTGATCAGCGATTTGATTCGGTCGACGGAGCAGGCCGCCGGTCACCTCGTCGATGAGATCGCGAATCCGAGTGGTGCAGTTGTCGTCGAAGTGGCGCGGCTGCCTCTAGCCCCGTCGCTGTAGCACAAAACGGGACGTGGTGTGTGCCTTATTTGTGCCGCACTTTCAAACAGGACGTTTTGAGCCATCTCTGAATCGCTCAAACTTGTCGACGTGGCCTTCACCGACAGACCAGCGATGGATCTCATCCCAGTCCACCGGATGATGTCTCGTCACCATCTCTGCTTGACGCAGTGCTTGGGGATCATTCCAGTGATAGAACGCCGCCAGCCTGTCCATGACACACTGCGTAGGTGTGAGGAGCTTGAGTAGTCCGGTCGGAAGGCGCTGTTCTCCCACGCGGAAAACGGGTGCGTTGCCGATGGCCAGTGGTGGCGCTGGGAACTCGATGAAGAACGCCGTGTCGGGATGGACGTAGTAGCGGTCCTTGCGACGAAACCCCAACTCACGCATGGCGGTGTCGATATGCTTCTCGCGGGCCGTCGAGATGAAGTCGAGGTCGTTGGACTGATACTCGTTTTCCGAGTAGATCGTGACCACCGCTCCTCCCGTCAGTACGGCGTCGATGTTTCGGTCTGCGAGGTGCTGACATACGAGTGCGGCCAGTTCGGCAATGGACATCGTTTGGCTGATCTTCGTCACAGAGGCTTTCCTGCACGGCGAGGACGGGTGCGCGGCGAATAGTAACGCTTCCGCTCCTCATCGGACAGGAACTCGCGAGCCCGGCTGAGCAGACTTCGGATCTCAGGCAAGAAGGCGTAGCGGGGGTTCCAGCGATAGACCCGGACATTGCCGATGAGTCGACTGACAAGTACCCCAGCCGCTTCCAGGTTCCGAAGCTGCCGCTGGACAGCCGAGAGCGAGATCGCAAAGTTTGCCGCGATCTCCGGGGCGCAGCCCTCCTCCACTGCGTCGAGATAGAGCAGGATGCGCGACGCACTCTCGCCCAACAGCCGATCCAGCATGCGTCAAATCTACCATATAAAGTGGTCGATCAGACTCAAAAAGTGGTTGATCAACCTCATTAGGTGGTTGTTTATGAACCCGCAGTCGGAGGGTTGGACAGCCACGAGAAAAACGCGACGACGACGAGACAGCACGCTACGGCTAGCATGACCCACCTACCGCGTAGCTGCCAACGCCGTCCAGCGTCAACTTGCCGATGTCGACGAGGCGAGGGCGGGTAAAGTGCCATGCGACGGCGGCGATCAGGCAGGCGATGCCGTTGCCTGCCATCTGCGCGGAGAGAAAGAGCAGAAAGAGTCTCATGGTTTACGCTTTCGTGAGGGTGTGACCGTCGGCTTGCCGTCGGCGAGCGCATTGAGCACGGCTTCTGCCTCGTCGCCGTCAGAGCCGTCATGGCCGCCAAGGATCATCGGCTTGCCGTCGGCGAGTGATTCAAGCACCGCCGTCGCAAACAGAGCCGGGCGCAGCGAGGCGGCGACGTGATCTGCGACAGAGTCGCAACAGTAGGTCGCGTCAATCCGCGCCTGATGCGCCGTCACGACGGCTGTCTGCTGAGGCGTCATGCCTGTCAACGCCAAGGATCGGGCGAGGTAGAGATGGCGGTCGCGAGGGGTTGAGCCGACGAGGCGGCGATGGATGCGCTGCCAGCAGCGGAGATACGAGACGGTGGCGATCGGGTTCTTGGTGGTCATACGGTAAGGTAGGATCGGACTGCCCCGGAAACGGGGGTCGCTGCAAGAAAAATGCGAAAAAATGTCGACGAGGCAGCGACGATGGGGAGAGGATGGCGGCGAGGTGGCGAGACGGCGAAGGCGAGAGGACGGCTAGGCGGCGATGTGGCGGCTAGACGGGGATGAGCTGGACGGTGCGACCGGCGGCAATGGAGGCTTTGATTAGCTTGTACTTCTTGCCTGCCACGGTGCCGACTTTGCCCTTGTGTTTCTCGATGAAGCTACCGAGGCTGCGGGACTCAAATTTCACACCCTTATCGTCGAGGAAGGACCGGAAGTCCCCGAATTTTGCTCGCGGGCCTGAGCCCGAATCCTTGACGAGCTTGCTTGCGATGACGCCGATAAGCTCGGGCTTGTCGCCGATCATGCTGTGAAGGTGCGTCACGAGGTATGCAAAGTCGGTATCCTCTGGAGTCGACGATGCCTTGCCGGTGGCCACCATGGGATCAGGCAGTCCGCACCAGACGACAGCGTGGCGCACGATCGACCACGCCTCGAAGCTGGCGAACGGTGGCAACTCGACGGCCCAGCCCTTGCGGCGGGCGGCGAAGAAGCCCGACAGCAGCGCCAAGGCGGCGTTGAGGAGTTCGGCACGGTGGATGCGGCAATGGGCTTCGAGGTCGGCAATCCGGGTTTTGCGTGCGCGGGGGTTGCCAGTCTTGTCGTCGATGCTGATGACGAGACAGCGCCGGGCCATGTCGGTGCTTAGCTGCAAACCGTTGCCGGTCGCCCAAAGCTGTAGATCCGTAAAGCCACTTTTTTCTTGCCGAATCGCGTCGCTGGTGCCGATGCGTCGAGTCGTAAAATTGGGCGTTGTCATGTACGCCTCGATGGCACTGCCGCCGAGGACAGTGCCACGCGGGATGTTGTCAATGATGGCGACAGCGTCACCAGCCGCGATGTGCGCCCCAAGGCGGCGCTCAAATTCAGCGTTTTGTTCCGCCGACGCCAAAGATCCATCAATCGTCTCCGCGTTACCAGCCGCGATGAGACACGCGGCAGAGGCCAGCTTGCCCTTTCCGCTGCCGCTCATCCCGGCTGTGATGGCAAACAGCGGGACGTTTCCAACGAAGGCGAAGCGCAGAAGCTTCGTAAAGATCGCCGACAACCAGACGGCGGCGGCGAGGTCGGGCTCCTCGAAGGGGAAGTCGGCAATGATGGTCATGAGGCTAGTCATCGCCTTTGCGCACTCGTCTGCGCTGGGGTCTTCACTGATGCGTCGCAAGCCTCGACAGCCGTTTGGATCGTAGAAAATCGACGACGCGGCGTCGTGGCCGGGATTCTGGATCAGTGTTCCGGTATGCCTAAAAACCGGCGTACTGACGATCCCCTTGATCCTCTTGACCTGCGGCCATGCACCCGCCGCGATGATCGCCGAGCAGACAGCGTCGTCAGGGCGATGGCTGCTTGGCTTGCCGTCCTTGCCTACGGCAAACCAATCGCTCACGTCGCACAGCTCGGCCTTCAGGTGAGCCGCCGTAGACTTGCGCAAGGAGTTTTTAAGCGCCCCAGACTCGTCGCTATCCGTTACAAGGTCGCACAGCGTCGGGACGTGCTGCTTGTAAGCCACGTAGTACCTTGGGTGCTGTGCGAGTGCATCCATCGCGTCCCGTCGCATCGCGGCGATGTTGTTCGTGACCTCGATCTGGCGCTTTTCCTTCGGATATTCAAAGCTCTGCGCCGCCATCGCGGGCGGTTTCGCCGACGCTGCTGGCGCGAGCTGGAACCTGTTGGGGGTTTGCGCGGGCTGCTCCTCGGTTGCAGCTTCGGGCGTTGCCTCCCCGGCGGCCTCTGGCGTCTCTACTACCACCGCTGCCTCAGCCACGCCGCTGTCAGCGGCCTCAGCCGCAGCCTCGATGTCGCTGGCACCAGGCGATGTGCCGTAGCCGAGACGATCAGGCAGCACCGAGGCGGGGACGCCCAGCTTTCGCGCCCATGACAAGACGTTGGCTGTCGTCGCCGTCTCGCACTGGCCGATGACGCCGCCGCCGTTGTGCTGACACTTGAAGCCGCCCGTCGTCGAGCCGTCGAGGAAGATGACGCAGGAATTGTCAATGTGCGTCTGCCCCGTGCCCCTGTTGTGGTTCTCCGCCCACGGGCAAAGCACCTCGTACTTGCCGCCGCCTAGGTGCTTACCGAGGCGCTCGAAGTAGCCGAAGACCTTGTAGAGTAGCGTCCCGGTTGTCTCGCCGGGGGTGGCACCGAGGCTGATGACGCCTTCACTTCTCGCCATCGTCGCGGCGGCAACAACCTTCTCACGCACCTCCTTGGCCAGTGCCATCGTCGGCGGCGAGGGCTGCGCGTGGCCGATGGCGGTGAGGAAGCGACCGAGATCGATGCAGCGAGCGTCACCCACCTCACCACCCGCACGAATAGCCACGGGAGCGGTGCAGTCTTGCGTCATCTGCGGCACGTAGGCGATACGTGCAAAGGTGTTGCTGGTCGTGTCCAGCGCCGTCGCCGGGACGTTGCCAATGCCGAGTAGCGCGGTCTTGACAGCGAGCGATGCCGCAGACCACCACGCCTTGTTTGCCGCCAGCATCGTCGCTGCATCAACTCCGCCCGTCGCTGACTGGTAGATGACAGGCTTGTCGAGGGGGAGGAACAAGTGCCACTTGAGCGGGTTTCCGCCGACCAGCGATGTCGACGATTCGGTCAACAGGTACGCAACCTGTAGCTCATTCAAGACCTCGACGAGCTTGCCGGGATGGGTGCCGTCGTCGCAGTCGATGAAGATCCATGTGTGGCCAAGCACGTCCTCAGCCCTTTTGCGGACGAGATCCGTGTCGTCGTCAGCTTGCGCGAGAATCGCACCGACCTCGACGGGGAGCTTGTCTTTTTGCAGCGTCGTCGATGTCGTCGATGCCTCACGACGAGCCGCGATAAATTCGGACCAGTGGCAGTGTCGGCTAATGCCCTCCGTCGCCTCCCGTGAGGCGAAATAGCCAAAGGTGATTGTGTGATCACCTAGCGGGCCGAGCGATTCAACGAGAGCTGTTTTGATATTCGTGTCCATGATCGAAGTCCTCAAAAAAAGGTAGTGCTGGCCCCGAAGGGCCGAATGTCAGACCAGCGACCAATACTTGCCGCCGTCTTCCAGCATGTGTGCGGCAATCTCTGCGATGTAGTCGTCTCGCATATAGATAGACAGCTTATGCGCCCATGCCTTACACGCTGCGGTGATATCGGCGGCAGTGATCACGGGACGTAGGTTGATGCCCCATGAGGTAGCGTCGACTACAAGGCTCGGTGATGTCGCGAAGGCGAAGTCAATCCAGGCCGTCGGTCGCGATTGCACATGATTGCCGCTGTGCTGTCGGAGTTTGTCATATACCCGCTTACGTGTGGGTAGGTAGTCAATGCGGATCTTATCGAGTAGCTGGGACTGCGCCTGCTTCAGTGCTGAGGTGTCTACCTCCGTACCGGCACACAGCTCGTCGAAAATGGCGTCATTCGCGAGGCGCAGGTCGCGGGCAAGGATGAGGGCTTCGATCTGATGATTGATTAGTGTGTTCATTGTCTGTCTCCTTATTGTAAGGTGCGCTATGATTCGACGCTTTGCAACAAATGGCCCACAAAATCATATAAGTGCGCGGAATCAGCCAAAACAAAGTTATGCGTTGTGAAGATAGGCGCACAATCTCGATGCTTGAGTGTAATCGCATATTCACACCAGCCAAGCGATCCTTTTTGTCAACACCACCGACGGGGCAGGTGTTGACAAGTTGGCGGCATTGACAAGGTGTAGGCGAATCGACGACCTCGCTTTGTGCAAATCGTCAGCGACGAGGATGCACGAAAAAGTGGTCATCACCATAACCTATGTATGTGATATATCGCGGGAATTGCGTCGATGGTGTCTTTTGAGGGGGTGGCCCCCCTCCCTTCCTCCCCCCTCTCTAAATAATATAAAAGAAGAAGAAAATCCCTATAGGGGGGGTATCTAATAACTACATCGTCACAAAAGCCCTCGAAACTCATAGGCTTTTTGATGGCGTCTTTGTGGCGTCTTTTCGGACAGCGACGAGACGATGAGGGCGATCGGCTGCAAAACGTGCATGCGGTGACGCTGGCGGCTGCCAGGCGACCGGGCGGCGATGCGGCTGGGCTCGGGGGCTATTGATAGCCCACAGCTTCGCTACCTCATCACCGCCTCACCGCCTCGTCATCGCATCATCGACGACGCCTCCGCCTCAGCCACCGCCTCGCCACCTCCACCGCAACGTACCGTCGCCGCCGCCTCGAAAAAAATCGACATCGAATGCGCTTTTTCTTTGCCGTCGAGGCATCGACGGTGGCACATGCACTACCTTACCACTGAACCAGTGATCAGGAGTGCATGATGCTTAGAGACTCAAACGACGCCGATCGCCTCGGCGTTGGCGGCGACCAGACCCCGACCCAGACCCCGGCGACCCCTCGACCTCACCAGATGGCGAAGTGGACGCGGAAGCCACGCAACCCACGTTCCGCCGAGACGCGACGCCTAATCAGCCTCGCCATCGCTGCACGCGACGAGGCAGCGGCGCGGCCAACCGTCAAAAGCAAGGCGCTACGAGAGGCGGCTTACATGCGCGTCATCCTCGCGTGCGAGCAGATGATTCACGCCTATGCTCATCGCTTTGCAGAGGCGGGTATCGAGCACGAAGACCTGACAGCGACGGCGACGCTGGGGCTGATCGAAGCGCTGAATCGCTTCAACGACACGAAGTCAGGTGGTGGGTGGACAGGTTATGTCGGTGCGTGGATGCACTGGAAGCTACAGCAGTACACGGGCAGCACTCGCACCCACAAGCTTGAGACTCTGCCCCTGCACGAGTATGAGACGGGCAGCAAGACTCATGTGGCGCTCCTCAACGGTGCCACATTCGAAGCGAGCCAGTGGGGCCACAAGACCAGGGAGAGGGGGGCCGAGTAGTGCGACAGCGGGGCGGCAGCAACGTCGCTTATGCTCAAGTTTGAAGGCCCTGTGCCTGCGCACTGATTCAGGGCAGCAACTTTTGGTCGAGAGCTGCCTGAAGCTGCACAAGCCCCGTATACCGTGCTGAGTCCAATGGCTCATAGTCTCTGGTCAAAGTCTCAGCATTGAGGGAAATACGACGTCGGCCCTTGTAGTAGCAGAGCCTACCTCCCTCAACCTTGACGGTGATTATCTTCGAGCGAGGCCAAGGGCCGCGTTTACGACGGTAAGACCATTTCCCGCCGTGGAGGATAGACACGCTGTATTTCCGAACGAGTTCGAGGATGGATGAAGTCATGTAAGAGAGCGTAATGCGACACACTTCATCGGGCGCGGCTCAGACGGGGAATTAGCTCGCTTTGATAATCCGAGCGGTGATAATCCGGGCAGGGGGACAGTGTGATTTTATGTAAGGGGTACGGTGACTGGCGCCTTCGGATCTCGGGACATCTACCACATGTAGGCACTGGGCACTAGGCACTCGCTACCGTCGGCACCCTACCCTGATAGGTAGAATGCCCAGCCGAACTGCCGACGGAAAACGCCTTTCAGGAGCACAGCAGCAGAAGCTAAAGCTGCACCGTGCCACCACGGTCGTCGACGCGACTCGTCAACAGATTGAAACCGCGATCGAACTCGTCGACGTCGCCATCGTCGACGCCACACCATCGCCGCTTCGCAAGCTGCCACCCCCGCCGCTAGACAACGGCGTCGAGGCTGTGGGCGAGTGGCTTGTCTCCGTCCTAGTCATGTGCGGGCGAAGCCTACAGCGCAACCTAGAGCCCGCACGGGCGACGGTCGCTTGCGAGCTGGCACGGTACATGATGGGGCTCTCTGGCCGCGCTGCCGAAGCCGAAGCCATCGAGACGCTTCGTCGACTCCACGACAACACCCACGTCCCGGTGCAGATCGACGCGGACGAGCCGCCACAAGACCCCGTGTACCTGCACCTATGGACGTACCGCGTACTGGCACAGCACTTACATTCGGTGGCGACCCTCGATCAAGCTGATGCCGCCGTCTGCCACCGCGCCATCCAGGCGGCGAAGGCGTTCTCGCTGATCGGCAAAATCGAGCGCGGTGAGCAGATCGAAGCTGAGCGGCAGCGACTCAAAGATCTAGTCGAGCGTCGCCGACGAGAGGCGAAGGTCTAACCATGGCCAGCAAGCTGCTCGGCGACCTACGCAAAGACATCAAGGCGGCGGCGTCTGTCGGGCGCTACGTCGACATGGGGATGCGCGTGCGTCGGCTAACGCTACTCACCGACGACGGCAAACGTCCCGCGCCGGGGCCTTGCGTGTCGGCGGACGGACAGGCATGGGCCGTACCTGCGGCTAGCTGCGACGACAAGGTGCCGATTTCGACTCGACCGATCCAGGCTGCCCGCAAGTATGAGACGGGGATTGAGATATTTCGCGACGGCAAGCGCCTCGGCGTTCTCGTTGTCGACGACATCGCGACGGGCTGCGGTGTTTGGGATGCGCTTTATAACCAGTGGAGCAACGGCAGCGACGGCAAGCGACTACAACCCCAACGTCCCGTTGTCTTCGATCTTCGCGAGAGCCAAGTCCCCGCCTTTCGGACGTTTGCGGCGTGGCTGGCGAAGTGGAGACGGAAGGAGCCCACGGCCATCGACGGGCTGATCGCGTTCGGAGGACGCCGAAGTGGAAAAACTGTCATGGGTCTGCTCGGCTGTCTTTTCGCCGCCGTCGATGTCGGTCGCGTCGATGGGACGCCTCTGATCGCATGGCTTGTGAGCTGCAACCATCCCGCCCGCGAGGAGCTGGATCGCGAGCTTCGGGCGTTGTTGCTGCCGGGATGGGCGGTCTACCGCGAGATGGCCGGTGTCTCGTCAGCGGCGCATACCTACACCCTGCTGAATGGAGCACAAATCACCCACCGCACTGCCGAAGACCCCGAGGCGCTGCGCGTCGGACGGTGCGACATTGCCCTGCAAAACGAGGCTGGCAAGCAGACTCAGCTCGCCTTCGCCAATATCGTCAATGCGATGGCCGACAAGTCGGGCCTATGGATCGGGGCCTCAAACCGTCCGCGTAGGTCCAAGGCTAACTGGATTGCGCTTTTGGCCAAGGAGCAGAAGAAACTCGGCCCCGAGGCCAGCTTCCCGTTCTTCGAGCTTGATCCAAAATTGAATGACGCGATCGACCAGGGCAAGCGGCAGCGCGTGCTCGACACCCTGCGCCGCCTAGACCCCGACGACGCCGACGAGGGGGCGTTACTAGAGGCTGGGAATTACGTCTATACGCCGCCCTTCGACGAGATGGAACACGTCAAGCCGATGCCGCAAGTAGGGCTGCCGGACTTGACACGCGAGGTCACGCGCAAGATCGCGGGCGTCGAGCGGGATTACATCATCGGCTGTGACTTCCAGGGCAGGCCCGCGATGGTCGCGAGCGTTTGGAAAGTCGTCGGTAAGCTGCCTGATCAGTGGCACCTGTGGTGTGTCAAGTCCTACTTTGTCGAGGCCACCGACGAGGAGGGTCTGATCGACGAGATCGCGGGCGACGGCTTTTCGCCGGAGAACAGCTTGATAATTGGCGATGCGTCGGGGCAATGGCAACGCGGTTCGCATGGGCCTGGCCCTGTCTCGTTTCGCTTCTTCAAGGATCGGCGCTACGTCATCGTCGGGGCGCAGCGCAAGAAAGGCAGCTCGGGGCTCTATTCATGCAACCCCCGCCCGAAGGAAGCCGCCGTCGGCAGGGTCGTCGGCTTGCTGACGAAGAAGCGAGCCAATGGCTACCCCGCACTTGTCGTCGACCCCGAGGCGTTGACGATGGGTGAGAGCTTTGCGAAGTGCAAGGCCGGGCGCGGGCGCTTTGGCATCATCCCCGTCGGTGACCACTCGCACCTCACGGACACAGCGACCTACGTGACGTGGGCGGTGCTGACGGAGCTTCAGACGGCAGAGACGAAGGCCAAGGCGGGCACCGCGCAGCCTCGGCAATCGCTGCGTGAGATGAGGGCGGCGATGGGGCGGAGCTAGTCACTACCGCGCCAGTCGCGTCGCTGTCACGTCGCTGTCCCTACCCTACGAGGTATGAACAGTAATCTGCAACGAGCGCTCGACGGCATCATCGGCAAGGTCAAGCAAGCACTGCCATCGACGCGGCGACAGCAGACGGCACAGCGGGCCGCGTGGCAGGCTTTCCAGTCGGCGCGGCAGCGAGGCGAGCAGCAGCGGTCAGCACCTATCCCGCCCCAGGATATGGAGGAGGCGGGAAACCCGGCGCTGCGGGCGGCGTATCACGGTCACATCATCATCGACGAGCGGCAGCAGTCGCTTGTGTCGTCACAGATGGCCGAGTACACCCGCGTCACATCGGCGGCGGGCTGGACCCCGATCGGGACCGAGCCGCTTCCGCCGCTGACGCCGATGTATATCGGCAGCGTTCATGCAAGGGCAGACCGTACTGGATGGTGTGACACCCTCGACGACACGACTCGACGCTGTCTGCGCTACGACGAGCATTTACAGTCAGTCGACCGCATCCGACGCACCGCCGTATTCGATGCCCCCGTGCGGGTGAAGCCGTGCAACAGCACTCAGCTCGCCGTACTCGTCGCCAACGCTGTTCGCGCCATCATCGACGACATCGACGGTTTTGCGTCGACGCTCGGCGAGCTGGGCTATGCGAATGCGAGCGGCTTTGCGATCAGCGAAATCGTCTACCGTCCCCGACGCATTCGGGTCGCCATCGACAGCCGGACGGCGGTGACGATTGATGCCAAGTGCGTCGCGTCGATGGAGCCGGTGTCTAACCGCAACGCGGTTTTCGACATCGTCTCAGATCGTCCGTATCTGCGCATGGGGACGGCGGGCACGATTGACCTACAACGTGCCCTCGACGGTCGCCCGTTGCGGAAGTTTGTCGTACACAAAGGTTTTGGCGACGGGCCAACGCGCAGCCGTGGCTACCAGTACGCGGCACACTACCTGACACAGCTTACCGGCATGACCGTCGGCAAGTGGGCGGTGATCCTGAGTCAATATGGGTTGGCCACCCCCTATCTGAGCTTCGACGAGGAAAGCGGCGCGGATCTTCTGCCCGAAGACATCGCTGACGCCGAGGACACGCTGGCGGATCTCGGCAACGGCGTCGGGCGCATCCTGCGAAAAGCGTGGGGCGAGGTCAAGACGACCCCCGTCCCAGCGGGCATGTACGACCTGCACCAATCGATCTTGGGGTATCTGAACTCCCAAAAGTCGAAGCTCGTCGTCAGCAATACGCTGACCCAAGAGATGGGCGGGCAGGGCAGCTACAACGCCTCGTCGACGCACTCAGATCAGCAGCTCGCGACTCAGCGAATGGACGCCTCGATGCTGTCCGAGACGCTGCGGACGCAGCTTGTGCGGTTTGTCGTCGACAAAAATGCCGGGGTATTCGCGCAAGCCTTCAGCCCCTACGTAAGCGGCGGCTGCACCCCGGCGGACGTTCGCGCATGTGCCCCCCGTATTCTCGTCGAGGTCAATCCGAAGCTGTCGCAGCCGGAACGGTTGAAGATGTTCCTCGACGTCAAGGGCGCGGGTATCGAGATCGACTGGGACCAACTGAGAGAGGAAACCGGCATCCGACCGTCGGCTAACCCTACGCTCGCAACAGAGCAACAGCCCACCCAGGCTACGCAGCCTACACAGACCCGCGCATACACTCCCGTCCCCGTCGAGGACGAGCGCATCAGCGTCGCCGTCCTGTTGCCGCTGCCGCTTGACGTGGCGAAGCAGATCGCCATCCCAGGCTTCGAGATGGCCGACGACCTACACATCACCGTCGCAGCCATCGAGATGTCGCCCACCAACGTCCCGGCGCTGTGTGCAGAGCTAGAGCCGCTGCTGTCCCGCACCACCGTCGTCAAGCTGACCAAGCCGATCGTCTTCGACGTTGTCGGCGATGACGATCAGCCGGGCGAAGCGTGGGGTATGGCTGTCGATGGTGTTGACGACCTAAACGACGCCGTGTCGACAGTGCTTGCCAAGTACGGTGAGCTAGACCAGCGCGGCTTCGTAGCCCACTGCACCTTGGCGTACCGCTTCGACACCACCGACGACACGACGTTCCGTGCTCCCGACATCGCCGCCGCAATGCCTCAGCCGATTGAGTGCGAAGTCGTAGGTGGTGCCTTGTCGCTGTCACCAAAAGCACACCCGTCGGACTGGATTCGGTTCGGCGTCGGTGCTGACTCCCTACCCTAAAAATCAGATGGCTACACAAATCGGCAACATCGGCGGCATTGACGTTGCATCGCGACGAGCGAGCTTCGCCGTCCTACCCGCTCTCGATGCTCACGGGACAATCGTCCCGGCGTCGGGGCTGCGGCTAGAGCGCTTCCTTGCCAATCCGGTGTTTTGCTGGATGCACCGCACTGGCGACACCGAGGCCCGCAGTGCCGACCCTGATGACGTGATCGGGACCGTCACGGACTTGCGTGTCGAGGGTGATCGGCTGCTGTTTACCGTCGCTTTCGGTACGCACGACCTCGCCGATCGCTGTTTCCGCGCCGTCGTCGAGAAGCGAATCAACGCCTGCTCAATCAGCTTTAACCCGATCCGTCAGCACGTCGAGGGTGACGCTGTCGTGGTCGACGAGGCTGAGTTGATTGAGATCAGCCTTGTCATCGTCGGCTCCAATCCCGAAGCGCTCGCGCTTCGTAGCTTTATCGAGGCAAAAACCCGCATGAACCCTGAACTCCTGAAGAAGCTGGGACTCGACGAGTCCGCTGGCGCTGGCGACATCATGATCGCGCTGGCTCAGTACCTTGCCAAGAACGATGAGGACAAGGCCCTTGTCGACGAGGTGATCAAGTCACTGCCTGAGCAGAGCAAGGCCAGCGAAGGCGCTGAAGCCGCTGCACAGGAAGCCGCCGACGAGGAACGCGCCAAGCGTGACGGTGACGTGCTCGCCGAGGTGAAGAAGCTCTCGGCCCGCATGGACGAGATCGAGAAGCGCACCGCCCCGGCAAGCATCGCCGCCGCTGTCCGCGCCGCCGCTGCTGCGTCGACGCTGAATCGCGCACAGACCCGCTCTGCCGCGCTCGGTGCCCCTGTGCTGCCCGCCGCACCCCAGGCGAACAGTGCCAAGACCACCGCAAAGTCAATTCTCGATCGCGCCGACGCTGCGATCAAGTCGAAGCAGTAAACCCGTCTCCGAGGAGATTTGAACCATGGCCACGACCGTAGACCTTCAGCAGCCCATCTATGACAGCGCGATCCAGCAGATCGTCTGCCCGACGCTGGCTGCGTCCACCACCATCCCGATGGGCGCGATTGCGATGACCGACTCGTCGGGCCGCGCAGTCAATTTCGTCGACACCACCTACGCAGGTGGCGGCATTGGCTGCCTCGGCGTCGCGAGTGCTCGCTTCGCCAACAGCACTGCCTCGGCGCTGAGCAAGCGTATGCTGTTCACCCGCAATTGCGCCGCGATCCTCGTCGGAAAGTCCGGCGACGCACCGACGGCCACGCTGCTCGGTGAAAAGATCGCTCTCGCTGACAACGCGACCTGCAAGGCCACCATCGCCGCTGGCGACTTTGAAATCACCTTGCTCGAAGTGCTCGGCAGCAACCGTTTCCGGGTCTGGATTCCGTAGTCAGTCCAACCCTCTGAGAAGAAAGGCACAAGTCTATGGATTCCGGTTACCTCAGTTTTCAGGACATCTCGGCGCTCCGCACCGAGATCGACACGTCCCTCAACCAGCGACCCGTCTCGCCCTCGACGGTCGTCAACGCCCTTGCATGGATGCGGCGACAGGGCGGCGCCATTGCGGGCATGGAAGTCAAGTTCCCGCTGGCCACTTGGGGCAATCGCGCTGAGAAGCGCAACCCCTACGAGAACATCCCATTTACCAAGCCTGAGTCCGTGGTTTTCTCGGTGACTCACGACGAGTGGACACCTCCTGGTGAAGCAATCGCCCGTGGAACGCAGATCACCGACCTCTACGGCCTGTTCAACGAGAACCTGCCGATGATCGTCGCAAACGCGCAGCTTGAGTACGACGCGCTGCTCGCCGACGCGCTTGCCGACGGCCATACGACTACCACGCCGTATGACAATCTGCCCTTTTTCTCCTACAGCGGCGGCAGCGGCTCGCACCAAGCCAACCCCAATCGCAACGGTCTTGCGACCTTCGACAACTACAACGGCTCTGCCGCGCTGAATCGAACGAACATCGTCGCTGGCCTTCAGGCTCTCGCGACGGTGCCGGGCTTCAACGGCTTGCCGATGTCGATGCCTGGTCGGATCGTCATCGTCGTGTCGTCGAAGGATCAAGAGCTGAGAGCACGCACCGAGATGAACGCGGCGCTTGTGGCTTCTGCGGCTGGTACCGCAACTCAGGGCAACGAGATGCCGATCGTCAGCGGCCCCGCCGACGTGCTGTTCCTGCCGAACCTGGCTGCGAAGGACAGCGGCAAGGGCTGGTATATGTTCAAGATCGTCAGCGAGAAGCACCGCCCATTCTGTCTGTCCATTGTCGAGCCATGGCAGACCTTCGTCGAGGGCATGGGCGATCCCAACGCTCACAGCCGCACGACCCGCAATGTCATCCAGTACGGCGTGCGCGGCTTCCACGGCCTCGGCTACCTGTACCCGCAGCTCGCCTACAAGTTCGTCGAGCCGTAATCGAGGCAGCCGCTAGCGCTCACTGAGCCCTGACGGCTGCCCCGATTCCCACCCAACGTCCCGTCGCATTCTCGTCGCTGCCTACCCTACCTATTATGGCAGCAATTCTCGTCTGTACCGACCAAGACGTGATCGACCGCTTCGGCGGTCAAGATCAGATCAATCAGGCGCTAGACCCCAACAAGACTGGCGTCTACGACGCGACGGTGTTGCTGAAGGCGCGACAAGACGCCAGCGCCGACGTGGAAAGCTACGTGGGCGAGCGTATGGTGATCTGGGGGTCGTCGTCGTTTCCTCAAAAAATCATCCGTCTCGCCGCGTCGCTGGCTGTCTACTACGTTTGGCAGTACGCGACAGGTGGGCAGGCAATCTCTGACGGTATTCGCAAGCTCAAAGAAGATTGCGTCGACGAGCTAGAAAAGATCAGCCAGGGCAAGGCGGGCACCGGCCAGCCGACCCCTGCCGCCCGTTTTGCCGGTCGCGGTGGCGTCGATATGTCGCAAGGCGGCGTCAAAGTCTCGACGGCGACGATGCGGTATAGCGGCGGCATCCTCGGGGGTCGCTAGGTGTTGCGGTTCCGCTGGATCGAGGAGCGCAAGCCGCTCGGCGAGCTAGTAGCCCGTGCGAAAGACCCGAAGGATGCCCTCCGCCGCATCGCGGGCTTCCTGAAGGCCAAGGCCAAGCAGCGCATGGAAAAGGGCGAGGGCTTTGCCCCGCTCGCGCCGTCGACGCAGAAGAAGTACGCAGCGACGACGATGTCATCGACGACGAAGCGCGGCACGGTCAAGGCTGGTGTCCGGCGGAAAATCTTCAGCAACCTGAAGAAAAAGGGTGGATCTATCGACGACGCCAGGGCGGCAGCGGCGAAGAAATACAAGGCGATCATCGCGAGGGCTGCGCGGCGCAAGAAGCGCGGCGTCGCCGAGAAGCGCAAGTCTGACGTAGCTACCCCGCTCGGCAAGCTGATCGGCGCTTTCGTCGCGAAGGTCGTCGGCAAGCGGCGCGTCACTGTCGAAAACAAGGTGCCTTGGTCGGGTGTCCATAACGACGGTGGGACGGCGGGGCGGGGTGCAAAGATGCCGAAACGTCAATTTCTCTTTATCAGCAGCGATGATCTCGACGAGGTCAAGCAAATCGTCCTCGACGCGATGTTTGGAAAGGCCAAGTAATGCCCTCTTTGACGATGAAAAACCACCTCGGCGTCGTCACGGCGACGATAGCGCGGGCGTTGCGACTCGCCTTCCTGAAACGCTACACCCCCGTCGCGGATCTGACCACCCTTGCCCTGCCCGCGACGCTGACGGCAAGGGCTGACGGTGGCCTTGTCTATGTGACGGGTGAAGGCTGCTGCTTCGAGTGGGTGCTAGCCTCGACGGTAGCTCATGACGGTGTCGCCGTCATTCAGGTCGCGGGCGTCGCACAAGGTCGCTGGCACCGCGTCACGTCGGCAATGACCTACGGCCCCAACATCAACGCGATGCTAGCTGCAAAGCAGACGGGCTGGGCAAAAGCTGTGCTCGTCCACGAGGGTCAGACGACGATTGAGACGCTTACCGAGCAGACAATCGCGCAAGCCCCCGCGCTTCAGCTTGAGTTTACCGGCGACCAGCTTAGCCGCGACAAGGCGGCGGCGAGGTCGGGGCGCTACTACTGGAACTACCTGTCATACACGCTGTTTGTCACGTCGAAAAACCTGCGGCTGCCGAAGCTGTTCCCGTGGGCGTTGCTACAATCACCATTTGCCGCCGACGATCCGTCGCTGACCGACATGATCGGCGACTTGCGCTACTTTCTCGCCGGGCTCGACACCTACGTCGACGGGATTGAGTACGTCGAGATCGGGGATTTCGACATCGTCGAGGAAGACCTCGACGAGCGGATCATCTGCGGAACGCTCGTCTTTCGCGTCAAGGTCAGCGTCGGAATCCCTGACGAAGACCTAGAGGATCTGCGGGTGGACGTGCAGCCGAAGCTGACGCAGTCGGCACAAGTAGCCATCTTTGACGACGTCCCGTTCGACCCTCTCAACTTCGTCGCTAAAGGCTTCGGTTGCGCTGTTGGCCCCGGATTCTTTCGCAGTTTCGGGCCATCGACGGACCTTGTCACCGTGGGCGGCGTCGCTGTCGCGTCGCCATCAGCAAGTGTCACACTCGCCGCCGACTCGGACATCTGGCGAGACGCAGACGCGACGGGGGCACTGTACTTCACCGTTGTCGCCCACGATGAGACACCGCCCGCTGCGGCAACCGGACGACTACGCATAGGACGTACCGTCACCGACTCGACGGGCGTTGTGCGCGATGACTTCGTCTGCTCCCGCTCCGTCGACATGGGCGCACCATTCACCGTGCCGTAGCCGTGAATCCTATAGATTACCAGTCGGCAGCATTGGCACCAAAGTAAGTCGTCAGTGCCTGAACACGTCGAGCGTACTCTGTGAACATTCTCAGGTTCAGAAAGACTGTGTCGGGATCGACGTTACCAGGGACATCGGGATGCCCCGCAGCATTGCGACAGCGGCGAAGCAACTCAAAGCCTGCCGGTAGCTCGCTAGAGACAGTATCGGCGTGTTCGCGAGGGAGCTTTCTTCCATCGACCATCCGATCAAGGCGATCACGGAGCGTTTTGTACTTGTGGAGGATCATCCACTTCGCGTTGATGTCAGACGTGAACTGGGTCTTCTTCGCCCCGTCCGAAATTGCAGCCTCGAACGCATCACAGAGGAGGAGCAGCATCTTCTCGGATGCGCAGCCCAACATCACCGCAGCCGAACGGGCGCAGTTGTTGTTGAACGCGTGGACGGCTTCCTCCACGTACCCTCGCACGGTTACGTCAATACCCAGACAGTTGGCATCAAAGTGCTTGAGGAAGCCGTCCGGATCGTAGGGCTGAGGAGGCTTACCATCTATTGTCGCCCTGCCGTGCTCAGTGAGCCGGTAGAATGGCCAGTTCGGGTTAGACGCATCCCTTCCGAAGACGATCAGCCTCTTGATCAGGCTGTCCCACATCGCCTCGCGGACCAGCTCATGGACACGTTGCTCAGCCAGGGGGTTGGCCTGCACGAGACGGCTATCTATCGCACGCCGCCAGACAGCATCGGCCACCCCTCCATATTGGCCGCTGGCGTTTTGGGCCAAGTGCTCAAGGGTAAGGGCGAGTACCTCACGAAATCCCAAAGGGTTCTGACTCATGGCCGCGAAGCCTAACACAGCGAATCGGTAGGAAGAACTCACCGTGCCGTAGCCGCGTCGCTGTACCGTCTCAATCCCTACCCTAGCCAGTAGCAGACCCATCTCATCGAGGTGCAACTACATGGCAACCTTTCCGCTCGTCTCGATTCCAGCGGGGCAAAAACTCCCTGGTATCACTACCCAGGTCAATCTCAACGGCGCTGGCCTGACGGCATCGCCGAATAACAAGGTGCTTTTGTGGCACTACGTCGGTGCGGGCTCCCCGGCTGACCTATACACGGCTCGGCAAGTCATCTCGCAAGCGCAAGTCGACGCACTCTGCAAGTCGTGGTCGCCGCTCGCCCACATGTTCGCCGCCGCCGCCTCGCAGCTTCCGCAGGGCATCGGTGCTGAGTTCTGGATCGTCCCCCTCGCCGATCCGTCGTCGGGCAGCGTGCGTAGCTGCAAGGTCAAGATCCTCGGCAAGCCTGTCAGTGGCGTTGTCAGCTCGGCCACCACCGCCACCGCAGCCGACACCCTGACGTTTTCCTATCGTGGCCGCTCGGTCAAAATCGGCGTCAGCGTCGGCGACACTTGGGCCACCATCGCGGGCAAGCTCAATACTGCGATCAACGCTGTGGCATCGTTCCCCGTCACCAGCTCTGTCGCCACCGACACTGTCACCGTCGTCGAGCGTGTGAAAGGATCTTTTGACCCTGGCGCTGTGCAGATCGATTTCGAGAATCAGGAAGCCTCTCTCTGCGCCGCGTCGCCGGGGACTCTGACCTTTGCGTCGGCTGCTACTGCTTCAGGAACGTGCTCGCTCAAGCTCGGCGTCGGCCTGGTCAGCTACAGCATCACCAACGCTGACACCGCCATCGCGTCGGCGGCTGGCCTTTCGACTGCAATCCGCGCCGATGCTTTCCAGTGCGACAGCGCCGTCCCCGGCACCGCCGACGGCAGCATCGTGCTCTACTACCGCAACTCTCGCCCCTACCGTCCCGTCTCTGCGTCGCTGTCTGGCGTCACCGGACAAACGCTCACCGTCGCCTGCGACACGCCGGGCACCGGAACGCCAGCGATCACCACTGCGCTGACTCGCCTGTCTAGCGACGAGACAGCCTTCAAGGCTTGGGGTGTCAGCTTCGATGACACTAGCAACCTGTCGTCTGTCGTCGCGCACGTCGAAGCCACCGAGGCTGCGGGAACCTACGAAAAGGGACAGATGGTGTTTTTGGCACAGTGCAACAGCGCCACCGACGCCAGCACCGCAAACCTGCCCGACGCGACGTCGCCGAAGATGACCTCGTCGAGCCGGTACGTTGTGCTGCACCAGGCCGGAAGCCCCCAGGCATCTTGGGAGCTTGCCGCCCGCGTTGCCGCCGAAGTCGCCGCGACAGCCTTCCCGGCGCAGAACTTCAACGGCTGCCGCCTCCGCACCAACGAAGTCACGCCGCTCGGTGTGCCCCACAAGGCCGACCGCTCGACGCGAACCGAGTGCAACACGCTGATTGCCACCTACAAGCTGGCCCCGCTCGTAGTCGACTCGTCGGGGAGCAACGCGGTGTTGCGGAGCAACAGCACCTACGCGGCGCAAGGCGCAGCCGACGAGATGGCCGAGAAGTGGTCATGGCGGATCAGCACCGACTATATCCGGCAGTCGATTCGGGTGTTCCTGTCGTCGCGGTTCGGTAACAAGTCGCTGAAACGCTACGGCACCGCCCGCACTTCCCGCGTCGTGACGCTCGAAGGCGTGCGCTCGGCTCTCGTCGAGGTTCTCAAGCGTATCGACGATGAGGACGTGTACGACGACATCGACAGCCTCAAGGCTGCCGTCCTCGCAGGTGTGAAGGTCGCCCCGAATCGAATCGATCTCGCCGCACCTCTGCGCACCGTCTACGACATTGATCAGATTGCCGTCGCGCTGGTCCAGCAATAACCCTTTCGGGCCGACGCTGAGTCGGCCTTCGGAGCACTTACTATGGCTGAGCTTGTAGGACAAATCCCCCTTTGGGCAAACGATGTCGAGATCGGCAACGTGACCTCGGTGTCGGCGACGCCGCAGAAGCCGCAAAAAGTCGTGAAGTACATGAACAAACGCGCCGAGCGTGTCAGCGGCGTCGCGGACTACGCATGGAACATCACCACGTCGACGAGGGCGCAGCGTCAAGAAATCCTCGACATCATCGGCGGACCTCTGGCTGAGGGCTTCTCGCTGACCTTCGTCATCGGTGGGCAGCGGTACAAGCTGCTTGACTGCGGCTTGTCGTCAACGGCATTCGCCTCTAGCACCGACGACGCGACTATCACGCTCCAAGGCGTCTCGCCCGAGCTGATCGAAGTCTAACCCCACCCCGTCGCGGCTGCGATAGCCGTCCCCGCCTACCCTAGCCGGTATGGACCTCGGAAACATTCTCGCCTGCGACGGCAACACACCGCTCAGTGGGCGTCTCGTCAAGTTCACCGTGCAAGCTCAAGTCGAAGGCGTCCTCGTCTCGGCGTGTGCATCGGCCCGCCTCATCCCCATCACCGCAGACGAACAACGTACCGTTCGCTCTGAGGCCGTAGCTTTCGTCTACGCCACCGACGAGGACGGCAAGCGCTTACGGCCTAAGCTCGGCGTTGATGATGTCGAGGAGGAGTTCGTTTGGCGCTGGCTGGCCAAGGTGCTGCGCGACGAGGAGGACGTCAAAAAGCCTTTCGCTACGGCGGCGAAGCTGCGTCAGTGTCTCATCGTCAAGCAGGTCGAGTTCCTTCAGCGCGAATACAACCTGATGCTCGTTGACCACTACCCCGAGCTGGTCGGCCTGATTCCGACGGGTAGCCGGGAAGGCATCGTCGGGGCGGCGGCGGGGCATTTTTAGGCAGGCCGGGACTTGTGCTCAAAGTCTTGGCCGTAGCCAACCGCCCCGAGCTGTGGTTTGGAGTCGCGTCGCCCGTTGACATCTTCGAGGCGGATCTTTTGCGCTGGGACTGCGTCGTCGAGGCGGCAAAACGAATCGTCACGGGCACGGCGAAAGACAACACCGACGCGAAGAAGGCTCGCGAAGCTTTCAGCGCCCTAGCGAAAGGCAAGTAGATGCAAGCCTTCGAGTTCACTACACGTTCCGGTACACGCCTAGCCCTCTTTGGTGAGACGACCAACTATAGCGTCGATGCTCAGACGGGCGTGGCCGAGCGGCAATTTTTGAAGCAGTCGGGCGCTGTCCATCAGTGGACCGGGGCACCGCCGCGAAAATACACGTTTTCGTGTGTCTGTGTGGGGCACGGCTCGACACCGGACGAACGCACCGCCGACGTGGAGCGGCGGATCAGGCTAATCGCCGACACCGTCCTCGCCGATCCCTTCGGGACGCTGACGCATCCTCGTCTCGGCAGCCTCGATGCTGTCGTCGAAAGCCTCACTTTCAACGAGAACACGGGCGAAGCCACCGACGCGATCGACTACCAACTGAGACTCGCTGACGACTTCGTCAAGAACATTCCGGCCAGTAGCCCTGTTGCGGCGGCTACTGCTGCGGTTGAGAAATCGAAACAAGCCACGCTAGGAGCCGCGAACGCAGGTCCGGTAGTGCTAGGACATGCCCAGACCCTAGAAACGGCCTGTAGCGCGATTCTGAGCGCATCCAGCGCGGTCCAGACCGAGATGGCTCCGCTTACCAAGCTGGAAGCTGCGGTGGCGAATGCTTACACGGCTTCCGAGGCACTGATCCGCTCGTCCTCGTCGCTGCCTGTGCGTATCTCAGCACTACTTGCGTACCGATACGCCCGGCAAGCCTACGATCGCGCCGTCGCCGGGACGCCGACAACCATTGCCTACAGTGTGCAGAGTCGCACGTCGCTGTCTCGTCTCGTTGCCACGGTCTACGGTGGCGGCAGCCGGGCTCTCGACGCGCAGATCCTAGCCCTTAACCGCATCCCGACGCCGCATGCCATCCCGCAAGGGGCTGTGCTGCGCCTGCCATCGCCTGACTTGATCAAGCAACAGCTTCGGAGCGTGACCTAATGGCCGACAAGACCGCTATCATCGCCGTCGACTTCGATGCGAACGGCGTCGTCGTCGGGGCAAAGCAAGTACAGCAGAGTCTCGACGACATCAAAAACAAGTCAAACTCTACCAGCGAGTCGTCAGCGTCGGGCTTTGGCAAGATGTCTGCCGCGCTTGGTCGCGTCGCGTGGTCCGTCGGTGAGACGATCAACCTGATTCCCAAGATGAACTTTGCCAAGTCCGTCGACCAAGTCAAATATCTCGACGCGACGGCGCAGCGCATGGCGCAGACTTTTGGCGCGGCTGGTGAGGATGTGAAGAAGCGCTTTCTCGACATCGAGAAGGCGACGGGTGTATCAGCGTCGACTGTAGCGCAGCTCGCTTCAACGCTTGGCGACGTGACCTACGATGCGGCGGGCAGCGCTGACGCGATCGAGGGGCTTGTTAAGGCGACGAAAGCATGGGGCGCTGACACCAACAAGGCGCTGATGTGGGGCGAGACGCTCCGCAACAATCTCGGTTACGTCGGCGACACGACGGCGGCGCTCGGCAAAGTCGAGGACATCGCGAACAAACTGGCCGTGGTAGGCGGACCCACAGCACTACTTGACACGCTTTCGGCACTTGGCCCACAGCTTGGCGAGATCAGCACCGAAAGCGAGGAAGCGCGGACGCGACTACTCGCCCTCGTTGCCGCCGCTGGTAAGGGTCTGTCGCCTGCCCGCGCTCGCGAGGCTGCGTCAATGGCGCTCGGCGAAGTGCAGTCGCACAGCCAGGATATAGAGCGGCTACTTGGACGCAAAATCACCGACGACAAGACGGGCAAGATCGTCGACCCGTTGGCCGTGCTGCGGGACGTGCAGTCCGCGTCGAAGGCAAAGTGGTCTGACCCCGACACTCGACGGCGAAACATGCAGTTTAGCTTCGGCACCAAACTCGGCGACATGCTGGGACGTACCGACTTCGCCGAGGCCGAACGTACAGCACAGGGCGCACGCAATCAGGGTGCCCTCGGCGTAGCTTTCGGCGACTACCAGCGGACGAAGGTCGGTCAGCGAGAGGTCCGTGACATCGACAGCGAGGCGGCTGGGCGGGAGGGAGCTGAGCTGGGTCTTCGTGTCAGCGACGGGGCTGTCTCGGCCCTCGGCGCTCGGGGTGCGGCACAGACGGGGCGTGTGGCGGCTTATAGCAAGATGGCCTACGACTTCGCGAATGAGATCGACCCCCGCGCCGGTAAGGTCGTCGGCTTGCTTGGCGCTGGCGCTACGGCTGGCGTCGGCCTCGGCCACGCTGTCGCCGAGAAGGGGGTCAACGTGTGGGAGCACATGCCGAAATGGCTAGGCGGCGTCGATAAGGCGCAGCCCCCGGCGGCAGCCCAGGCGACGGCGACGAGCAACAAGGATGTCGTCGCAGCGCTTGAGAAGCAGCCCAAAGAGATCGCCAGCGCCATCGCTGCCGAGCTGAATAAGCCTACCTACCGAGACACAAACCAGACGGGGAGCTGGTAACGGCCACCTACACACCGCCCCGTCACTACCCCGTCGCTTCCTACCCTAGCCAGCATGGCAGACAGAATCGGCGCGGTAGTTCGCCTTGTCATCGACGGCAAAGACGTGACCGAGGTGTCGGCGCTTGACTACAGCAGCGACGTAAACCAGTGCCCTGACCTCTGCAACGTCACCCTGTCGCCGCGCAACCCGGCGGCGATGATTGCTTGGCTGCGTCTCGGTCAAGAGGCGAGCATCTTCACAGCCCACCCGGCGGTCAATGGCGGCGCTGAAGCGCAGCGCTTTAGCGGCTACGTCAAGGACATCAAAGTCAGCGGCAGTCGTGGCGGTGTTGATATCAAGCTGGCTATCGCTGATCGGGGCTACCGTCTCACCGACTGTGCCCCGCTCTGGTATCGCCTCAAGTCAGGGACGTACCGCGACATCTTCGATGTGACGACGGGGCGGTTTATCCCGAAGGGGATCTTTAAGGGGCTCCGCTTCGACAACAACATCAACCGCAGCCTCAAGCTCGGCATGGCTGGGTTTCAGGCCGCTGGCGGCGCTGCGCAGGGGCAAGCCCTCTACACCCCCATCATGCCGATCCAGGTGCAGCCCGGCGAAACCTACCTCGACATCCTGACGCTTTACGCCAGAAGATTGAACCTGTTGGTGGGCACGTCGGTAGACGGCTATTTGCAGGCATGGCTACCCGACTACAGCCGCAAACCCGCCTACACGATTCGACTGACCTCCCGAGAGAGCAACGTGATGTCCTTCGAGGCATCGCAGACGGCGGACAAGGTCTATACCGACGTGATCTGCATCGGCGAGGTCATCGGGACGCCGTTGCTTAATTCGACCGATCCGAACGCCCAGAAGCGACGCGGCACCGTCCGCAAGCCCGACGCGCTGCCCTTCCCTAGACGCCTGACTTTTGCAGACAGTGAGATGCAGACGGCTGAGTTCGCGCAGAAAATGGCCGACTAGCGGGCGAAGAAGGAGCTTTACGACGGCTGGACGATGACTTACGAAGTCGACGACTGGCACCAAAATGGTACGTGGTGGGAGTCGGATCAGCTTGTCGACGTTGTCGACGAGATCAACGGTATCTCGCAGACGCTCTACATCAGCGCCGTCAACGCTGTGACGGCGAAAGACAAGGGCGATACCTGTCGCCTTACGTGCCGTTTGCCGGGGCTTCTGTCGGCGGCATGGGGTGAAATCCCATCGCCTCGCAGCTTCGCCGCCGCGACGAAGCCGCCGGTTGGTTCAAAATAGCGCTGCGCCGACAAGCGTCCCGGTGTCATGCTCACGAATTGATAGGCGTGCTTGTGATTTGATATTCAGCGTCGACGGTGACGCCGTTGACAAGACAAGGGCTGAGCCTCATCCTTTGAACATGGAAAAAGCTACCGCACCAAGCCACCCTCTCTGGCACCGTATCCTTCGTGAGTATGCCAATGAGCAACGAAAAAGTATAAAGAGGAAAGAAGGCTACCCCTCGGATGGTGTGACCGTGGGCGATGGTATGGCTGATTTTGCTTGGGATCTCGTTAAAAGAGAGAACTTGACGCAAGAAATGGCGGTTCGCGAACTTACCGCTAAGGCGACAGCATATGGCGTTTTGCATGCGTGTCACATGGTTAGCCATGGAGACGGAAAATTTCTCATCCCGGCGGGCGCGACGAACGCGAAGATCATTGAGATGATCAAGGACGCCAAGGACTAGCTCGCACCGCACCGCGCAAGCAGCTCCCAGATCGGCACGCTTCGTCGGATATACGCCGAGCCTATCAATCCCGATAACCCCTCCCCTCAAGCGTAGCGAGCTGAATATTCATCCCTACCCTAGTCGGTGATGCTGACCCGTCGAGCCCTCGTCGATTTCCTCCGCAACTACCTAGCCGGTCTGATCCGTCGCACCCTCATCGCTACGCCATCGGCTGACGGCCACATCGAGGTCGAAGGCTGGGGCAGCGAGGCTGGCGAGGAGGAGGGCAGCTATACGGCGCGAATCTTTCAGCACTACGGCATCGCCTCACACGTACCGGAAGGCGCAGAAGCCGTCGTCGTCGCGGTCAACGGCGGCAGCGCGAATGGCGCGGTAGTGGCGACCGAGCTGCCGGGGACACGGCCATCGCTCGAAAAGGGCGAGGTTGCGGTCTATTCCAAGTTTGGGCAGAAGATTTTGCTCGACAAGAACGGCAATGCGATCATCACGCCCAAGGCGGGAAGCAAGATCACCGTCTGTGACACCAATACGCAGCCCGCCGCACGGAAGACCGATGCTTGCGGCTACTTGCTCGTCGTCGTCGCCAATGTGTCAGGCGTCCCTGTCGTGACGTCGGTAAACTGGTCGTCTGTTCAGCCGGGGCCTCCTTTCGTGACGCCTATCGCCGGGGCGGTGGGGAGCTACTACCAGAAGATCACCGTCACAGAGGGGTCAAGCGTCGTCGACATCGGCTCGTAAGCCTACCCTACCCATTGTGATGCTCGACCACACCCTAGCCCGCGACGCTGCGACAGGGCTTTACGACTTCGCAATCGGCTCTGACGGCGACTTGGCGTTTGACGAGGGGGCAGCTTATCCGGTGATTAGCTGCCTCGTCGCCAAGCGCGGAGAATGGCGTTGGGACGCTGGCTACGGCACGACGCTACTACAGACCCGAAACAGCAACTACGCGACGGCTAGTCGGTTTGTAGCGGCGGGGAATCAGGCCCTAGCGACGGCGAAGACCGAGGGCTATGTCACGGGCGGCAGCGCCGACGCTCGGCGTGTCGGGCTGCGGTGGGCGCTGCTTCTCAACTACCAGACAGCGACGGGCAGCAAGTCCGCTTCTTTCTCGCTCTAGGAGCACCATGGCCCTCTCTGAAGACGAAATCTTAGAAATCTGCATCGCGGCCTTTGCACGGCAGCCCAAACTCGCAGCGCTGCCTGTCGGTCAGTCGTCGTATGCGGGTCAGCGTGCGCGGTCCTTGGCGCAGCTTTTGGCGCAAGTCCTCGCCTCGGCTGAGCAGTATCAGCGCGACAGCCTGCCCGTCGTCACCTACGTCGACGGTGTGCCGACGACTCAGACCAGCTCGGCAGCCCTCGAAAATTGGGCCTACACCATTGGCGTCCCGTCGAATCTAGGTGGCTACGGTCGCAACGGGGCGGTGCCCGCGACGGGTGGGACAGCGACAGGGACCGGAAGCGTACCGGGTACGCCGATCAGCTCTGGGGCTGTGCTGTCGGACCCTTCGGGACAGGTGCTTTTACAGCTCCGCACGGGCGTTGTCGTCGACATCAGCGGCAACATCTTGATCGTTGTCGACGCCGTTACGACCGGAAGCGCGGGGAATTTGGCGGTGGGTACGCGGCTCAAGTGGCAGTCGCCGCCCGTTGGTATTGCGCCCTATGTCCACATGACAGGGGCAACGTCCGGCGGGTACGATGTCGAGTCAGACATCAGCCTTGCCCAGCGCATCCTCGACTACCTCCGCTACCCGGTCCAAGGGGGAACGCCTGCCGATATCCGGCGCTGGGCTGAGGAGTCGACCGACAGCGAGGGACGCAGTATCGGCGTGGTTCGCGCTTTCGCTCTGCCCCTTCGCGACGGCCTCGGGACGTGTGGTGTTGTAGCTCTGCTTGCTGGCAGCGGCAGCGGACGCGACCCCGGAGCGACGAAAGCTGCGCAGATCCAGACGTATATCGACGGCAAGCGGATCGCCACCGACACGATCACGGTGTACCGCCCCTACATGCCGAGCGGCGAGAAGCTGTCCATCGTCGTACGCATCCGTCCCGGCACGGCGTTTGCGTGGGACTGGTGGTACACCAACCTGTCCACCGCTGTCCTCTCGGCGGCGTCGACTACGCTTGTACTGAACGCGGTTACACCGTTTACGCTTGCCGCCGCCGTCGATGCGGGCAAAAAGCCTCGCATTCAGCTCGTCGGCGCTACCCCCGTGCCGCAAGTGGTGCGGGTGCTGTCCTACGTGGACGGCTCGCCAGCGCCGGGCCAAGCGACGCTCACTGTCGACACGGCAATCAGCGGAACCCCGACCGAGATGTATCAGGCTGGGGGCGCTGTGCTGCCCGTCGCCCTCGCGGTTCAAAACTACATCGACAGCGTCGGCCCGTCGCGGCTTGCCGGATATCTCGATCCGTCGGATTCGTGGGTCGACGTGGTTTCCATCGCGGGCATCTGTCAAGCCGCTCTGAACGCGACAGCGTCAGACGGTCGCCGTGTGCTCGATGTGGTGCCGAACGCGGGCGCTGACCCAGCGACGTTGCTGGGTGTCACCATCGCAGTCGGCGCGGGCACCCCGGCGACGGCTGACGTGCAGATGCTCGACGCTACACCCGGCCAAGGTCCACAAATCCCCGAGCTTGCGTCGGTGATCATCCTCGGAGGCTAACCCATGACAAGCCTTACCAAGCAAGATGTGCGCGACGAGCTTGCGTCGGCATTCCCGCCCGGCCTAGAGGCTGTCATCGCCGTTGACGGCGGCATCTTCGGCGGACTCATCGACCACGACGCCGAGGTCATCGCCTCGACAGTGGTCGTCGCCGTTGATCAGATTGGCCTCGACTCTTGCCCGCTGACGTGTAGCGAGACGAGACTCGTCGAGTGGGAAGGCAATCTTGGCCTTTCAGCGACGAAAACGACCCTGACCGGGACGTTGGATCAGCGACGCAATCAAGTCATTTCTCGGCTGCGGCTGCGTGGGGCTATGACGCTGGCAAAAGTCCGCGCCGTCGTCGCACCGACTCTTGATATGGCAGCAGCCGACGTCGAAGTCATCGAGCCCGATGCCGCCGAGCAGCGCACCCTACACACGTACCGTCAAGGCAGCCTCGGTAGCGGCTCCTTTGGCGTTGTCATTCCGCAAGTCGCCGACTTCTGGGTCAACGACGACGGGCCGGTCAGTAGCTCGGGGGCACAGGTTGACGTGACGGTAACGTGCTCAGACCTCGCGCAGCTCATCGGCAGGATCTACGCCCCCGACGGGACGTACGTGACGCTGCTGCCTGGCCTCTTCGGTCGCGGCGCTGCGGTTGCGCAGACCGTGCGGCTTCATTTCCCGACGATCCGCGCCCCCCGTGTGATGGGTAAGTGGTCATTGTCGGTGTGGTCCGCGATGGGTACGGGGAGTGTCGACGATGCTTGGCTGTTTGTCGAAGGCACAGGCCGAGCCTCGTCGCTGGCTAAGTTTGAATACGGCGTCATCGTCGACTCGGCGAAGGTCGGCCCCGCTGTTGACGTGACGGCGGCACAGGACGCGATGCTCTCGATTCGCTACGCTACGCGGCTGGATGGTGTGATCTATCAGTCGGCGCTGCTTGGCCCGACGGACCACGGTGCGATCCCCGAGGACAACGCAACCCCAGACGCCTGCATCCCCGTCGCCTAGTCGTCCCTACCCTAACGATTATGACGACCCCATTTACGCCATGGCGCACGTATGCGCCCTCGGCGACCCCGAAGATCAAAGCCTCTGACCTGAACGAGTGGCAGGCGAGCATCGGCGCGAATAGCTGGGTGACGGCGCTCTCCCGGCCCTGCTTTTCGCTGTACTGCCTCGATCAAGTCAATGTCTACGGCCAGATTGCGCCGATGCACATCCTCGACGCTGTCACCGGCAAGTGGACCTACGTCGCGTTCCCTTACCTGACGATCAACGCATCGAACGTCAGCGGCGGCAGCTTCACAAACAACGCTTGGCATGTGGTCTACGCTCGCTGTAGCAACGGCGTACAGTCCATCGTCGTCGAGCCTTCGACGAATCCCGGCATCCTGACACCCGACGGTGTCTCGTCGATGCCATTCCCAAACGTCAAGAGCGGCGACTTCACGTACCGCTACGTGACGGCGTTCTACGTCGACATAATCGGGCAGATTCAGCGCTTCACCGCCCGCGACAGCGTCGTGACTTGGCTCGACGACATCTACATCGTCGGTAGCGGTGCGGGTGGGGCTGCCGGTGCCATCACTTGGCAGACGGCGGCAACCCATACCGTAGGTGCTGCCCCGTGGTGGTGTGCAGAGCTTGACGTGCATGGGCTGGTCTACAACACCAGCGCGGTAGCCGACTGTGACCTCGCCATCAGCTACAGCGGCGACACCTCGACGATTCCGCGCACGATCACGGCTAGCCGCGATGCGTCGGGCGGGCCTGAGACTTGCGGCGGCGAGCTGACGATCCTGGGCTACGGCAACTACGACATCCAGTGGAAGACAGCGACGACGAGCTGCGTCGTCAAAGTCAAGGCTCGGAAGTGGAGGGACTAACCATGTTGGAACCATCCACCGTCGAGACGGTACGAACTGCCGTCGAGACTCATCCGAATGTGTGGCTAGCCATCGGCGTTGCTGTCGGCCCCGTCGCTACCGCTGCCCTGATCGGCTGGGTCACAATTCGTTTTGTCATGCCCGCCGTCCGCGAGGAGCTGGCGGCGTCGCGGAAACACATGACGGACTCCCTCACTGCCCGTGGGGCTGAGGCTGAGAATGACGCGAAAGCCGCTCGCGAGCTTGCCCGCGTGCAGCACGAGGCCATCGTCGAGCGTATCGAGGCAAAAATCGGCCACCTCGACGAGAGGGCGAAGACCTCGGAGACGCTTCTCCGCAGCCTAGCCCTCAAGGCTGGCGTCGTCGCGTTGGTGCTGCTGTTGTCGTTTGGCGTAGGCTTTTCCGGCGGTGCGGCGGTAGCGCGGCTTCAACGTCCCGCTATCCCGTCGTCGTCGAAGGGCGAGTGTAGTGAGGTCAACTGCACCGAGGACGAGTATTGCTGCGGGCAAAACAAGTGCTGCATGCGTTCTCGTCGCGCTGTCGACGAGACAGAGATTGCCCGTAAGCCGCTGTCGTCGCTGCCTCAAGGCTTGGCCTCGGTTGCGACGAAGCCCTGTGACAGTCCACGCCTTGATCTTTGTGAGGTGCTGTGATGCGTCTTCTTAGCGTCGTCCTATGCTTCGCGCTCGTCGGCTGTGGCCCCGCTCTGTCTGAGATCGTGCGTCTCCGCAGCCTCGCCGACCGCGCCAAGGTCGCCTGCGTCAGCGCCCCAGCCAAGAACAAGGCTGAGAGGTGCGAGCTGGCGCTTGCGTGTGCCGAGAGTGCCAGCGAGGCTGCAAAAAGCATCCAGGCGCTTCAGGAAGCCCGCGTCAAGGGGACGGCTACCGCAGCCGCCCCCGCGTTGTCTGCGGGCTTGTACGCGGGTTCTGTCGCCGTCTGCGGCGTCGCGGGAGTGAAGTGATGTCGACCCTACTTGCCTTCATTGTCGAATTTCTCGCTTCCGTCGCTGCCGCCGCGAAGGCGAGGCAGCAAAGCAAAGCCGCCGAGGAGCTGCCGCGAGGCGAGGCTGAGATCAAAGCCATCGGCGAGGACGTGGCGGCGATCCGTGCCGAGATGGCGAAGCTGACCGAGCCGCCGATGCCGCCGTCGGCACCGACGAAGCCAGAGCAGCCCGTCAAGCTGCCGAACTAGGGGGACGACGATGGAAGCTGAGTACCCGCTTGCGTCGTGGTCGCCGTCGCCAAATTATTCTAGTCGTCGAGGCGCTGTCGTCGACAAGGTGGTGATCCATATAACCGACGGGTCGCCGTCGCTGCGTAACTGCGTCGAGCGTTTCCAGAAGGCGGAGACGAAGGCATCGCCGCACTTTGTCGTAGGCAGGGACGGGACGGTGGTGCAGCTCGTCCAGCTAGACCGGGCGGCGTGGCATGCGAGCGGGTGGAATCGTGAGAGCGTCGGCATCGAGCACATTGCACGGACGCCAGGCGAGCTGAAGGGCTGGGCGAAGCTTTCGAGGGAGACGCGGCGGAAGCTTGTCGAGTGCGAAGAAGACGCCGACGCGGAGACTGATCCGGGGCTGATGCCCACAGAGGCGCAGATCGTGGCCAGTGCGGCGCTGGTGCGGTGGCTGTGTGAGAAGCTGGGGCTGCCGTGCGATCGTCGACACGTTGTCGGGCACTACGAGTCGCCGACGACGACGCATGAGGACTGTGGCTTGGGTGTCAATGACGGGGGGATCTGGCCGTGGGCTAGTTTTATTTAGATGTCACCTGGAGTTATGGGCGGGGGGTCCAGATCAGGGTCCGATAACGGCCATGACTCAAAAACAGTTGTTCTTTTCGGGCATGTTCCACGGCACGGAAGTCCTCTTCCGTCTGGAAGTCGGCCTTCGTCATCTGGTTTAAGTCGGCCACGCTTGGCTCATGCTGAGTTTCAATGTTTACCAAACCAGACGACTCAATAGTTACGTTGGGCTTGTCCTTGTAGATTTTTTTGAAGTCATCCAGTGCGTCACCCGATAGGTGTTTACGCCAAGTGATGACATAGAATGCCTTCTCATTAGTAGGAACGGACTTGGCCTTTTTGTAAGCCGTCTGAATATCTTTCTCCATCGCTACCCCTCCATCGTCACGTCGACCGGCCTATGGTCAGCACCAATCGTACCACACCCCGTCAATACCCATAACGCCCCTGCATAAACGTCGATAGCGGTTCTTGTCCGCTAGTGTTGTAAAAGGTATACGCGGCTAGGGTAGTGGTCAGTGCCGCGCTTACATCAACACAGCCGGTGTCATTCAGCACGTAGAGCTTGGTCGGCGTGATCGTCGAGCTAACGCGATAGATGGTCGGTGTCTGCGACTGCTGACACAGCGCCGTAGAAGGTCGTATGATGATGTACTTCTCAGGAGTACAGCCCTTTGTGACGTAGACCAGCGGTAGCGTGCAGGCAGAGTCGCCGTAGAAGTTGGTGGTCATCCACGGCAAGCAACGGACGACACCCGGCTCGGCATCGCTCGGCGAGCACCGGATACCAAGCTTTGAGTCGGTGAAGTCGCCCATTGCCACCTTGCTGCCGTCGCTGCCCGTCCAGACCCGCTGGACGATGCGCGGGGAACCGGGTGGGATTGGCGGCGCTAGGTCGGGGGTGGTCGTGGCGCCGTCGGGGATTGTGACGGAGGCATCGGGGGCGAGCGTCGCAGATGGCACGGTGCCGCAGGCGGCGACGAGAGTGAGCAGCGAGCTGAGAGCAAGGCGGGGCATGGTATTACCACTCCAGGGTGACGGAAGCTGACGTTGCGATTTCGCTCAGCGACACAGTGCCGCTCAGCATGAGGCGAAGGGTGTTCTGTTGGCGGGCATCAACTACGCCGACCTGACCTTGCGGCCTCGTCGCCTTAATCTGCGTAGGTGCATCGCCAGCGGGGCGTCCGCTCTCGACGATGAACTCGCCAGGCTGAAGTGACAGCGACGAGAGCCCGGCACGATAGCCGTAGGCGAGACAGTACGTCGTGCTGCCTGGCGTTCCCGGCCCAAGCTGGTGACGGTTGGCCAGCCCTTGCGATGCACACCACCCGCTCGGCGCTGCCCACTTGGCGGTGGCGGCGATGCTGTAGTCGACGACGACTTGACGTGCCGTAGACGCTTCAGCGGGCAGGACAATCAGGTAGTCGAGATACTGCGGCGACGTACTGACGGTGAAGTCATAGCCGCTGGCCGTCTGCACGCCACCCTTGCTCATCGGCACCAGTGTTGCCGTCACGGTCTTCGGCAGCGGGCAACCGGGCCGGGACGTGTTGGCTTGAGAACCAGCAAGCAGGGGGCAGAGGTCTTGCAAGTCGGGGACGCCGTCCTTGTCGGCATCCTGTGGCTGCGGCATCGGCTGAGGTTGCGGCATCGGGCTCGGCGCAATCGGCTGAGGCGTCACCGGCTCAACCGGCGTCGGCGTCTCGCAGTTGTCGACGCTGTGAAGATCAATCCTCACCTCATCCTCGCCGTTGTACTCAACCGACCCGACGGCGACGGTGCAGCCGTCCTTACGACGCGCCGTTGCGGTGTAGCTCGGGGCAGCGACAAGGCCATGGAGGCGAGCGTAGCCGATCCCTTTGTACCGATAAATCCGCGACGGCGACGAGGCGATCTCTTGGCTCAGTGAATCGACGCTGACCGTGACTTGAGTCTCGGACGGAATGCCTGCGATAGACACGTCTACACCCCCGTGACAGCCAGTCAGGGCGGCGACGACGAGGGCGAACAGGGCGACGATCAAGGCGGGGCGGCGATGGGTGGCGATGATTGCGGCGTCCATAGTTTGATCCTCCATGCCCAGATCATCGCGTTAGATCGCATAAGATGCAACACGAACGAATTTACTGAATGATATCAATTGGATCTAAAGTGATCCGTTTGTCGTCGGC